CGTGGGTGATGACCGCGAAGGAATTGCGCGATGCGTTGCAGGAAGGCCGGATTTTCGACGCGGCCAAGCAACGCCTGGCTTCGGACATCAACTTGGCGGTGATGAACGTCGCAGCCTTCCAGGGCACACTTTTCGTGAAGCGCGCTTCAGCCGCTTCCGGCTTTGATGATTTGGCGCAGGCGGACGCCATCATGAATGAGCAGGGCGTGATGGATAGCGACCGCTATATGGCGCTCTCCAGCCGGGACTATAACGGCATGGCGAACAACCTGGCAGCCGTGACCCGTACTTTCGGGAACAATATCTCTGACCCGGCCTTGCGCCGCGCCTATGTTGGCCCGCTGGCCAGCTTTGAGACCTACAAGCTGGACTATGCGGTCCGCAAAGCGGCTGCGGCTGGCGGCGCTGGTATCACGATGGACACCCGCGCTTCTGCCGGCAACTATTGGGTGCCGCGCGCCACCAGCGTTGCGGTGACGGGCGAAGTGTCCAATGTGGATAACCGCCGGCAAGTGATCACGGTGAGCGCCACGGCTAACGTCGCGCCGGGTGATGCGTTCACCATTGCCAACTGTGAGGCGCTGCATCACATCACGAAGGGCAGCACGGGAGCCCTTAAGACCTTCCGCGTGATCTCGGTTCCGTCTGGCACTACGCTGGAAATCAGCCCGCCGATCATCAGCAACCAGGGCGGTTCGGATGCTGAAGCGCAGTATCAGAATGTCGCGTTCACATCGACCGCTTCCAATGCGGCCATCGTGTTCCTGAATACTGCCGCAAACTTCATGAACCCCTTCTGGCACAAGGATAGCATCGAAATTCTGCCGGGCCGTTATGCGGTGCCGAGCGATGCTGGCGCAGCCGTCATGCGCGGTTCCACAGATCAAGGCATTGAGCTTGTCATGTCAAAGCAGTTTGACATTGACAATCTCAAGGTCAAGTACCGTGTGGATACGGTGTTTGGCGTGGTGAATAAGCAGCCGCAAATGAGCGGCGTCATGATGTTTTCGCAGCCGTAAGGAGTTATCGAAATGGCATCCTTTTTCGTTCTTCCCTTCGGCACCAGCGCGGATATTACTATTCCCGCCGGCGAAAGCCTTGCCGTCGCGTGTCAGGGTCAGGCGCAGGTTTTCCGCCAGACGGGCTTTCCGAATTACCCGGAAACCACGACGCTTATCGGGACTGTGGTGAATGGCCAGACGGTGTTTGGTCCCTTCACCCCAGCCGCTACGCTTATTGTTGAAGCGTCTGGCGGCGTGACTTCCTTTTATGAAATTGGCACGGCGCCGCAAGTGCAGACTGGCCGGCTGATTTCTGGGGTTCAGGCCGATCCGGTGAATATCGCCGATGGCGGGTCAATGGCCTACACGCCAGCCTCTATTTTGGGTGGTTTGGTGACTGCAACGCCAACGGCTGGCCGGAACATTCAGCTTCCGACCGGCGCGGCAATGGAATTGGCAAGCAGCTTTGCGATCAACGACTTTTTTGATTGGTCAGTGATCACGCTTGCCGCCTTTGCGCTTACTACTACGGCGGGCGCTTCGGGCCATACGATTGTTGGTTCCGGCGCCACGGCGGCAACGTCCGGCTCTGCGGCGCGCTTCCGCACCCGCAAGACGGCGGCGGATACCTTCGTCACCTATCGCATCGGGTGACGCAACGGGGCGGGCTTTGCGGCCCGCCCTTTCACCATGGAGGGCGAAATGCCTTTGACCAAGGGTTACTCCAAGGCTTCCATTTCCAAGAACATCAGTAAAGAAATGAAGGCCGGCAAGCCGCAAAAGCAGGCCGTTGCCATTTCTTTGAATACCGCCCGCACGGCTGCGATGAAAGCCGGTAAGCCCGGAAAGGCACCGAAAAAGGCATGATCACTGAATTTCCCGCGTTGGTTTACCGCTGCCCTGGCCCGCATGATGGCCCGCCCGGCAATACCTATGCGACGCTTTCTGTGGACGGGCCAGAGGCGCTTGCAGAGGCTTTGCGCATTGGGTGGCATTGGTCCCTTGATGATGCAGCGCGCGGCCTTGTGGCGCAGCCGAAAAAGGCGCCAGAGGATGCTCCAGAGCCTACGCGCGCCGATCTTGTGGCGCAGGCTGAGGCCCTTGGGATTGACGTTGATGGCCGATGGTCTGAGCGGCGCTTGCGGCGAGAGATTGACGCGGCGGTGAAGGCTGCCAGCCTGTGAGCTACACCAAGCGCCAATTCATCCAAGCGGCTTTTGAAGAGATAGGCTTGGCTGCCTATACCTTCGACATTACGCCGGACCAGATGGATAGCGCGCTGCGGCGCTTGGACGCCATGATGGCGACATGGAACGGCAAGGGTATTCGCCTTGCGTATCCTTTGCCTGGAAGCCCTGAATATACGGGGCTTGATGAAGAGACATTCGTTCCTGACAGCGCATGGGAAGCGGTAATCAGCAATTTGGCGCTGCGATTGGCGCCGGCCTATGGGAAGCAAGTGGCGGTAGAGGTGAAAACCTCTGCCCGGCAAGGGTATGAGGTGCTTTTGGCCCGCGCCGCCGCGCCGCGAGAAATGCAATTCCCCGGCACCATGCCAAGCGGCGCCGGTAACAAGCCATGGAATAGCGATGATCCGTTCTTCCCCGCGCCGGAAGAGGCAGTTTTGACAGGGCCGGAAGGCCCGCTGGAGTTCTGACCATGCCCACGATCAACCAGCTTCCGGTTTTGGCGCAGTTTTCTGGGGGCGACAGCATCCCGGTTTATTCCCCCACGAATGGCGATGCGCGGCGCGCGTCCATCACTTCCTTGATTGAGTATTTCCAGGCAAATTTTGCTGATCCAAATTACCTGACAATCATCAACGCCCCGACCAATTCAGGGTTTAACATTCAGCTCGGCACGCAAACCCAAAACGTGTTTCTGATCATCAACCCGACTGGCGCTTTTGCGGCTGGCACCATTACCTTGCCGCCGGTGGCGTCATGCTTTGACGGGCAGGAAATTCTTGTGGTTTCGTCCCAAAGCATTGCTGCGCTTACCGTGAACGGCAACGGCGGCACGTTGCTTGGAACGCCTGGCGCGCTTGGCATTGGCAGCTTTTTCACGATCCGGTTCAATCGCCTGCAATCCACCTGGTACACGCTTTCAAGCAATACCGGCTTCAACTTTGGCAGCCTGACGCTTTCCACCGCGATCAATGACGTGAATGGCAATGAGCTTTTGCGCGTGGCTGCCACGGCGGCGGCGGTGAATGAGGTCACGCTTACCAATGCGGCGGCGGGTGGTGCGCCGAGCCTGAGCGCGACCGGCGGCGATACGAATATCAGCCTGAACCTTGTGGCCAAGGGAACGGGTGCGGTGCAGGCTGGCGGCGTCCCTGTGGCAACGACCACAGGCGCGCAAACCCTGACCAATAAGACGCTCACGACGCCGGTGATGGCGACAATGCTTGTCGGCGGACAGACCGTAACTATTCCTGCCGCAACAGATACGCTTGTCGGGCGCGCCACGACTGACACCCTGACCAATAAGACGTTTTCCGGGGCTGTCCTGGGCACGCCCGTAAGCGGAACCCTGACCAATTGCACGGGCCTGCCGATCGCAACGGGCGTGAGTGGCCTTGCTGCGCTTGTGGCAGCTTTCTTGGCCGCGCCTTCCAGCGCCAATTTTGCGGCCATGCTGACTGATGAAACGGGCACTGGCGTTAATGTGTTCAGTCAGCAGCCCACCATTACCGGCTTGCGGCGCGCGGCGCCTGTGACCAAGGTGGCGGATTTCACGCTTGCCGATGCTGAGGATTTCATCATCAATAATAAGCCGGCGGCGGCTTGTGTGGTGACATTGCCGGCGGCGGCTTCCTATAGCGGGCGCGTGGTGACGTTCAAGACGGTGCAGGCGTTCGCCATCAATAGCGCATCTTCCAATGTGGTGCCGCGCGCTGGTGGCGCCGCTGGCACGGCAATCGTATCCGGCACCGCCGGGAATTGGGCCGAGCTTGTGAGCGACGGTTCCAATTGGGTAATCATGGCCGGGAGCTAAGGCAATGGCTGACATTAAGAAAAGCTACAATGACGTTGTGCGCCGCAATGTGGATATGCTGGACGGCACCCATGCCGAGGTGATTGCAGCGATTTCGCAAAACATCACGACAAAATTTCGTGATGCTTTTGAAAGCTACGATCCGATCTCGGGCGGAAAGTGGGAGCAAAGCAAGGCCGTTGGCGATTTGATTTGGGTGAATGGAAATGCCGCCGCTGCCAGTTATCTTGTGATTTCGCTTGACCCGTTGACTGCCGGGACTGAAACATCAATTGAAAGCCGCTTGAATTTTGGCCTTCCTGTAGAGATTTCTTTTGGCGCGCATATGTCGCAGCGCACACTGGGGCAAGAATTTGCTGTTGAGGTTGTGGATACGCTGCCTGTCTTGCCTGATGTTCCATTGCTGGAAATTGCGTCAATCACGCAAGCTTTGTCAGTGCTTACGGTTGACACTGTTCTGCCGCATGGTTTGAGCGTCGGTAAAAGTATCGGCATTACCGGATGTTCTAATGCGGTAGCCAATTACCCGGCTTTGGTGGTGGCATCTGTTCCGAGCCCTACGCAATTCACGGTCACAGCCGGCCCTGGCGGCACGATTGCATCGCAGACCATTACCAATCCAGCGGGCGCCAAGGGCTTTGTCTTTTCCCGCGAAAGGTTTGGCCGTTCTCAAAATGGCGTTTCGCAAATTTTTGAAAATTCTACCGTTACCAATGCCAGCTTGTATATCCGGGCTGAGGCTGGCGATGCGCTTCCTTCCGGTATTATCGCGGACAATCATTCGGTCACTGTCGGAACCACGGCAAGCGTTGCGCTTGTGACATCGCCGTATCAATACGCTTTCAGGCCAACGACTGAGTTTCGGTTTTTTGCACAAGTTGACCGGGTGCAATGGGCGGATGGCGCGGTTGAGGCTGTAGCGCAAACCACATCGCGCTTGCTCCGCACGCAAGTATGCCCTGATCCAGCCCATAACTACAAGTTCCGTATTCGCGGCACAAACAACGCATCCCTGACGGTGCCTAACGCGCAAATTGTGAGCGCGGTCAAAACAGGCACCACAACCGCCACGATTACTACTGACCGCTCGCATGGGTTGGTGGCGAATGATCCTGTGGTGATCTATGGTATTCGTGATGCGACCAATTTCCCTAACTTAGCCACAGCTACGGTTGTCGCGTCCGTTATTGATGAGACCAGCTTTACGATTGTTATTGGTGGCGCGGTCACTGCCACAAGCTACGGCGGGTACGTCGCTAAGGTAAACGGCGGCAACCTCATGTCTTCCCTT